ATGGAGCAGGCATTTCAAAACGGGCAGCCGGAACAAAGAGCGAAACCGTTCAAAATGTTTAAAAAACGCTCAATGACAAGTATCGCAAGTTACCAGGTCAGCCCTCATACCGCCAGAATTTTCAAAGAAAACGAACGGCTGATTGACAAGTATAAACAAAAAAAAGCTTGATTACACTAAGGACAGGAGACACGGCTCTTGTCCTTATTCCTTTTTTCCTTATATTTCATATAATAAAATCAACAAAGAGATGCGACAGGTGATGATGTGAAGAAAATTGTAAGGCGTGTAAAGTTTGTGGATTACGGACGGTTCGGGCTTTCCGCTTATTCTCTGAGGATGCGGGCGAGGAGTCTCGGGCTATTGAACCGATTAAAAAAGAAGAAAGGCTGAATCCCGTAATGTGATCGGGACCCAGCCTTTTATTTTTTAAAGCTGCATCAGAATTTTCGCTTTTACAGCGGGACCGTAGATGCCGTCAGACGGCAGTCCGTTTACAGATTGGAATCGGGCCACGGCATTTGCGGTTTTCGGTCCGTAGATGCCGTCAATGCCGTTATTGACAGCTCCTTTTTCAGGATAAAAATAAAGCGCGGCGAGCGCGTTTTGCACCTGGTATACTTTTTCACCGGACGTGTACGGCTCTGTCAGCTGAATCACCTCATCAGGAAGAGGATACAGTGCTTCAACCGGCGCGCTGACAAACAGCACTTGTCCGACTTTAATCAAATTCGGGTCTGCGATGTTATTCCATTTCTGAAGATCAGCCACGCTGACGCCGAATTTTCGCGCGATGGCCGACAGCGTATCTCCTTTTTGAACAGTATACGTCTGTCTTTCCTCAGAACCGATTCCCGCTTTAAACTCGTCCCATGTATCCAACAGTCTTCTCGGACAAAGCTTTCCTGACCAATGTTTGTGCGCAACGACATTTGAAAGCGGGATGCCGTGCGACGTCATTAATGTGCGGATAAGCCATTGGGCGTTTGCCACGGCCTTTGAAAAGTTGCCGTCGGCGTTTTCACAAATTTCAATACCGATAGATTTGCGGTTGCCGTCCCCGTTTCCGTCTCCGGCATGCCAGCCGCTTTCGTTGAGCGGAAGATGCTGATAAATTTCTGTATCATCAACTGTGAAATGCCAGCTTGTCGGCGTATCGGGGTTTTTCACATAGTTTGCGTGACTTTTGGCGTTAGCGCCGGCTGCGGTATTGGCCGTATTGTGCACCGTAATGTAAATCGGTGTCATTGCATAGCCGGGGCGGTTATTGTTTCCTGCCGGGATAAAATCCTGTGTGATTTTCACCATTTTCTCATCTCTCCTATTTCGATAAATTGTTTATTTTTAATAAAGCCTGCTGTTTTTTCCCTTTTGCTGTGACGTAATTGTTTTTAAACCAGGCTGCGGCTGTCGTTACGATCGTAAAAACGGCCGAACCGGCGGCATACAGCGTATCTGCAAGCTGGCTGACCTGGTCCTCCTGAATATCAAGCGGCGATTTGCCGAACATCAGCAAAGTCTGGTTTAATAAAGCAAGCAAAAGAAGCACCGTCCTGACGACCGTGCCTTTGTCCGCGAATTTCATATCGGTTTCCCCCTTACTTTTGCAGCAGATTGTACATGATGGCGATGGCTCCGCCAATGACGCCCGTGCAGATTGCTGTCACGATCGCTCCTGTAATGGTCCGCTTAATCCATGTTGTGTTTTCGTCAATTTTGTTCAGTTTTTCATTCAGCGTCATGATTTGCTGATCCTGCCGGTCGGATACCCGCTCTAATGCGGCCACCCGCTGTTCAAGCACCTTTTGTTCACCTTTAATGCCTGCGAATTCTTTTTGCACCGCTTGTTCATCCAGAAGCACTTCTGCTCCCCCCTCTTACATTGTTCTCACCTCCCTTCGGAAGCTTCATTCTTAAGAAAATGCTGTGCCTTTGACAGACAGGCTGCCGCCGGAAATGCTCTTGATTTCCATGACGATTTCTTTAAAGCCGGCAATATCAAATAGCCACACTTCTCCTGTGCCTGACGTGCCGGCGGCTGAGGTTCCGTCGTCAGATCTGATTCCCCTGATCGGCACATTTTTCCCCGAGATAGACCTTCCCCAAAACGCGACATGGCCCGACTCAGCCGTGCCGGTGATTTCGACGAGAAGTTTTTTCCAGGCGCCCGCTGAGAAGATGACTCCCTCTCCCGCCTCTGTTGCATCTTCATGAAAAATCACGTCTGTATATGAAAACGCCATATCACCGCCCGTACCGACGGATTGGTATAAAACAAATTCGGACTGCTTTTGATTTCCATTTTCAAAACGGAACCGGTAATATCTTTTTGTCAGGCAGACCCACCCCGAAGCGGTCAGCACTCCGCCTTTGACTGTGACAGAATGTGAAGCTGTCCACGAATTGTTATCTTCGCTCTCTTCGATAAAAAGAGTTCCGCTGCGGTCCGAATAAGCCCACCCCTGTGCTCTGTCTATTAAGACGGCCCCTAAACGGTCTTGTCCAAATTGGCTGTAAACTTCAATTGCCTGCAGCGGCGTGTTGGTAAGCAGCTCTGCCATTCCGGACAAATCAGCAACCGGTGTGGCATAATCGTTTTTGCTACCGCGATAAGCTTTTACGGCGCCTGGCCTGCCAAGTTGATCAGCGGGAAATTCAAATGAATGCTTTATCATTGGCCATCCTCCTTTTTTAAAAATGACAAATAAAAAAAGCCGTTTGGCTTATGACACAGCATTTTTATAGTTTTCGTATGTTTCACCCGTTATTTCTTGAAATTCCTCAGGGGTGATATAGTGCGCGGCCACCCCTTCAGCCAGATCTTCGGCAGAACAGTCATTATAGCCCATAGCCTGTTTGACCATTTCTGTTGAGGCCCACTTATAAAACAAAGCGTAAACCCAAAAGTTAAGTCTCTTCATTTTTCATTCTCCTTTTACGTTTAAGAGTTCCAGTTTTAAAGATGCTATTTGTTCACCTAAAGCTTTATTCAAAATCTCTGTTTTCTCCCTTGCCACCACTTCGGCAGACAATTGTACACCTAAAGCATTTTGAGCTTGTTCTGCTTGTTTTCTCGCTAGTTTTTCATCTGCCAGTTGCTGTCCGATTTCTTTCAACTGTTCCACAATGGGATCCGGCTCCACCACATCCTGATACTTGTTTTTTTGATTTTCCTTATATTCTTGATCAGCAGATTCGTTCCAAATTTTATTTACTTCATCAAACTGCGGTCTCCATAAGCCGTCCGGAGGTTTTATGGTTGTTGAGTTTTGCGGCATTGTACTTGATGTACTGTCTAAGATTTCAGGCCTTTGAAAATAAAAATTCTCATCATACAAAAAGACTTGCATATTCGTCCCTCATTACAAAGTGAAATTATTATCTATTGAAATCCCTGTAATATTTTCCTCTATTTTAGCGAATTTTCCGCTAAATCTCAGTTCACCCGTTGGTTCGGCATAATATTTTGTTACCCCCGTTGTTCCAAAGAAAGTGGCAGCCATTGCTTTCTGTGTTGAAGGATGAGCTTCAGCAGGGAGTACAGCAAAAACACTATCGAAGTCTGGAGGAACCACTTCACCACGGGTGAATACTTGGTTGCCCCACACTGCATACTGAGGTTTTCTTCCGCCAACCTTATGTCCATTAATTAGCGTTAAATCATACCAAGTTATTTTATTAAAATCTTCTTCAGTAAATAGACGTTTCCACCCCTTAAAAACACCGTCTGTATGAACAGTTGCAATCCATACATTGTTATCGTAACTTCTCCAAGCTAAAATCGACTTCCTCCCTGACTCCCCCTCAACCACATCATAGTTAAACCAGGAATTATCATTTTCAACCGGATTGTTTTTAAGCTGAGCACCCATTCCACAATAAAACCCCGAGCTCAGCGCCAGTATGTCTGATCCGTTTTCTAATCGTGTCCGTCTCCCATCATCCTTTGTCAACTTCGCCAACTGGCCGCCGTTCCATTTGTCTCTTTCGATAGGGCTTATATGAATTGATGAATCTATCGCATGTGCATCGACCTTTGACTGCGCTCCAGCTATGGATTCAATTGGATACCAATTGATTGCTGTTTGATTAGAGTTATAGTAAAACCACCATGCATTACCTTTCACGTCTACGGCATAACCATTACCTATTCCAGGCTGCCCCACTAACTGCATACCGCGCAGGCTCGTATTTGACGGGTTGTCTGTTACTGCATTGGTTCCATAAAAAGTTACAGAACCAACGTCTTTTAACGAGTCATAAAACGAGCCGGAAGTTAAATTGATTTTCTGAGTGCCATTATCGGCAGTGATTTTAAACAGCTGTCCTGCATCCCATTTATCCTTATCAGCTTTCGTCACATGCCGGTTCTGATCTTGATTGTGCTGGTCGAAATCTTTTTTTGCTGCCTGCTGGACGTTGTCCACGTTTCCGAGGCCGATTTGGGCCTTTGTCGTTTTGTGCGGGTTGTTCATGTCATTTTTATGGGCCGCCAGATCCGTGTGTGCGTCTTTTATGCCTTTTTCCCAGCGGTTGACGTCATCTTCGTTAATCGGATCGTCCGGGAGCCAGTCTGTTTTTTCTTCGTAAGCCATCGTTACACCACCTCAAAAGTAAATCTTAAATCAAGCGTTCTGTTATTGCTGAGGTCCAAATTTGTTTTTCGTTCTGTGATGATGCTCCCTGTTTCGTCAAGCATCTGCACGGTTTCAATATGTTTAATGTCTTCTTCCCTGCGTGTGAGAACGGTGACTGCGGCATCTTTTACAGAAATGTCCGCAATCGGTGTTTCTTTGCCGTTTAACAGCACTTTTGTGATCCTGTTTTTCAAATCGGCTGCGGCACGCTGTCTGTAAGCGGTTGATATCATGGTAAGACCACCTCGTTATTGTTGAGTGTGACGGAATAACCGATCTTCAGTTCACTGACCTTTCGGTATCTCCGATTGTTGAGAATGACCCGGTCTTTGATTTCCAGTGTTTCGTTTAATGCAGCTCTCAGTGTATACGCCAAATGAGCGGGTTTGATTTTTTCAAGCGTTTCAATCAGGTCGTTCATGTGCTGCAGGTCATCAAGCTCCATATCGGCATAAAAACGATATTCCCCCGGAAACATCCGAACGTAAGCTGACGGATGTTTTAAAAAACGGTTTAGCGCCTGTTCGATCGCTTGATGGGTGATGGGCGGAATATTCGACATCTTCGAGATCAGCCTGAGCCGTCTCATGTCTTCTGTGTCACCTGACTCCCGCGGTATTTTTAATATTTTTTCCCAGCGGTCAAGCCCCCACGTCGCCGTCGTAATAAAAAGCTGGTCTGTCAAATCGAAAATATCGTTATTCTGCCGCTCAAATTCGGGAGCTTCCGCCTCAAGAATTTCCGCCATCTCTTTTAATTGAGTTAAAAACGGCGGGAGATATGCCGTCATCTCATCGAGTCTGCTCAAGGATTGTCACCCCTTTGAGTTTAGGAATTTCCACATCACTGAGCACAAGATTTTCCGCCGCACCGTTCATTTTGATATCTGCGTAGTCACTGACGGATGCCGCGTTATAAACGATGTTGTTAATTTGTGATAAGCGGACGGTGTTTTCTTCGAAGGCCATTTTCTTAAATAAATTCAGGATGCCTTTTTCAATCTCCGCTTTTACGTCATCGATCGAGCTGTTCAGCTCAGGCAGCACGGAAGCGGAGATTTCGATCTCTTTCCATACCGCGCTTTCCACTGTTACTGCAGCTCCGATCGGCGCCTGGCCTTCTCCCTGGCCTTCATCCGGGTCAATATAATCCTTTACTTTCTTGATCAGAATATCTGATGCCGGTTCCAAATTCGCATTTGTGATGACAACTTTCACCGTTCCGTCTCCGTTCCAAAGCGGGAAGATTTTCGCTCTGCCGACACCGTCCACTTCTTCAGCCCACTGTTTATAATGCTGTTTATTTGCGCTGACTGCCTCCCGGCGGACTCGGGTAAAATATCGTGTCCTTAAGCTGCTGTCATCTTCTTCCTCACGGCCGGGAATTAATATATCGCCCATGACCGCTTTCTCAAGCCCGGGAATCGTATCAAGCGGCAGCAGATTTTGACCTGTAATGCCGGCATTCCCCGCTTCTCCGGCCGTTTCACATTCGAGTGTTCCATCCTCTGTATATTGAAAATACAGGTTGTCGACAAAAAAACGGGAGCCTGTCGGAATGGTGATGCCCGCTGTGAATTCTCCGGCTCTGACCGCTTTTGTGGCAGGTGTTCGTTCAATTCCCGCTTCGGCAGCCCGCCTGTCCAGAAATTCTCCTTGAGCCGTATCGGAAAAAACAAGCTCCAGCACGGTATCAAGCCAAATATAAGACTTTGCGAGCTCAGCGGCCGCAGGCGCGAGCGCATTGTAAATGACGCTTCCTTCTCTCGTATCAATATCCGCCGTAATGCGCGCCAGCATTCTGTCCATAATGCCGTCAAACGTCTGAGCTTCAAACATTCTCTCCCAGCACCTCCTCTATCTCAAGCATGCCCTCATCCGCTTCAACGGTAAAAGAGACGATGAAGGCATCATCTTTTTTCTCAATCTCAAAATTGGCAACAGCCAAAATCCGGTCATCATACAGCAAGGCTTCTTCTATCAGTCTTGGAATCTCCATTTTTTTATAAGCATCCGTCGTGTTCTGATCAGAAAGCACTTCCTGCAGTTCATTACCGATATCATGGCTGAAAACCGAATATGAATACCGTTCTGTGTGAAGAGCGATATAGACGAATTGTCTGATGGCATCCAGTCCGTTTATCAGTTCATTGGTAATCCGGTTGTTTTCAAAATCAATTCGGTAGGTTTGTGAAGTTTCAATGGCCTCACTCGCATCCTCCAAATCTTCAAATTCGATTTCCGGTGTCAGGGCCATTGCACCCGCTCCTTTTTGATTTGTTCATGTAAAAAAGCCCTCTTCAGAAAATGAAGCGGCTTTAACAGGCTGATATCTTTAATACATTTCTGTCCAGACGGATGAATTTTCAAAGTCACACTCCCGGCATTCATCGAATGCGGTTAAATTTTATCCAGCACAAAAAAGGACTGTCCTCCTGTTAATGCGGCGGTCATCACCCGGTCTCCTGCCTGAAGCTGATCATCTCCGCCGGATTGCAGCCGCTTCGGCACAATGAGTGCATCAGACGGAATCAAAAGTTTGTCGTGATCTTTCAGCTTCAGCGCGAGCGGCGAAACCGAGGTCACTTCCGCCGTCATCAGCTCCACCGGCGCTTCGGCGTCAACCGCCCCGACGGCTAAATGTTTAATAGCATCGCTTAATCTCATCAGGATGTCCCCTCCGGAAGTGAGTTTTTCTCCGTGACATCAATCGTCATGATATGCTTTGTTCCTTGGAATTCATGGCGGTCCGTATCTACATAATAAGTTTTCTTCAGCCCGATTTCCGGAATTGAGATATAGACCGGCAATCCGCTTTCCAACCCCGGAATGCCGATCGCCTGTATATTTTTCAGCTCTTTCTTTACGCCTTTTTTCTCAGCCTGCTTCACTTTTGCGCGCTGTTTCAGCTGGGCTTCGTTAATGTCGTCAGAAACCGTTTCGGTATACTGTAAAACGCCGAATGTTTTCATGCCCGCGCTGTCTGACGCGGAAGCTTTCACGGTTTTATCGTCTTTTTGCAGCCGCATGACAACACGGGTTGCGGTATCATCAATTGAAGTGCTGTATTGATACCCTGTAATATTAACTCCTGTTTCCAGCACCCAAATGTCAGACGGGTCCGGCCATTCACGCAAGCCGAGTCTGCCTTTTTCTGAATAGAGCTGAAAATTGCGGCCCGTCTGGCTTTTTGTCTGTTTTAACGCTTTTAACATCATATCGTAAAGGCTTGTATCATTTTTAAAAACGAGTGATTTAATGGTATGCCCTGTGTTGGCAATGGATGTCACGGGAATTTGAAAATCGCTGGCGATCCTTTTTAATATTTGATCGGCGCGCTTGTTGGAAAACACATAAACGTCCTGGTTTTTCACAAGGTATTGGAGCATATCGTATGCGGTGAAGGCGACGGTATGCTCATCCGGCGTTCTTGCAAAGACAATGCCGCGGAACAGCTCTTTTCCGTTCCATTTGAACAAAACCGTATCCCCTTCTGATACGCCGTAATACGTCTGGCTGCCCTGCTTTACGACAATTGTCGCTTCGATGGAGCGGGGCGCCTGATATCTGTGTCCTTCCAGCGTTACGCTTTCCGTGACAAGCTCGACCCACTCCGTTTCTTTTATAACAAATAGTTCAATCATCTTCTCACCCGTTTCATTGCGGTATCTTCAGCTTCTGCCCCGGGAAGATCCAATGCCCCGGCTGCCGGATATTCCGTTTGCTGCGCTTAATCATGGCGGTTTTATTCGCGTTCCAGATTTTCCGCCACTCCGTGTGGTTTCCGTAAAACTTGCCGGCGATGTCCCAAAGCGTATCCCCTTTTTTGACGGTATATGTTTTGGGTGAAGCTTTGGATGGGCGCTTCGCTTTCGTTTTTTTCTTTTGTTTGATTTTTCTTGGCGAAGCGGTTTTATATTCTTTCAGTACGATATCAAAATTCCGGTCGCCGATTTCATTGTCACCTTCGCTGTAATTGAAACTTTCAATACTGCATGTGACATTGATTTTTGTTCCTGTAATTAAAAACTGAACGGGTTTTTTCGCTTTCATCCATGTTTCAATGGCTGAAATGGCTTTTTCCGGCGAAGGGATGCTTTGATATTCAGCAATCGGGGTGTATCGTTTCGGAAAAAAAGAAGAGAACGAAATTTCTTTCGCTCCCGGTTCTTCAATAAACGTCACCTCTCCAAGACCCGTGACTTTCACGGAATCATTCTGCACGCTGTTTGCGATATCAATCGCTTCAGGGAGAACGGGAAGCCGGAGCTTGTCCTTCCCCTGTGACAGCCAAAATTCGTAAACAGATTTAGTCAAAAGCAACGGCCCCCTTTGCTCCGGTATAAATGTCTTTTTGCAGTTCATCAATCAGCGCCTGTTTGATTTTGGCGGCGAGGCTGTCGGCGTCCTGTCCGTTATGGAAATGCTGATCGCCGCTGAATTCGATTTTGATCTCTTTTGTTCCCGTTTTTTGCACGGTTTGTCCGCCGCCTTTAACGGCTGCGGAAACCGTGCCGGCTGAAAGCGCTGCGGGTTCCGTCTGGGACGGATCGGACACTTCCATGCCGAGCGCTTGAGCCGCTTTTTGAAGCAGATAACGGCCGCGGATGCCCCGTTCTTCAGGGATGATCCACTCCCGTTTGTTCCCTTCGCCGACACGGGCAATCTGCTCCTTCGTAATCAGACCTCCGTTGGCATAACCGACGTATGGGCCGCCGTGCGCCATACTCTTAATCCCCGGCACATTGTTGATCGAGCCGTATCTGCTTTTAATATAGCCGATGGCGGCAGCGGCGTTGTGGATTGGATTTCTGATATCATTCATTCCCGGCGCTTTGTGAGATTCAAAGGTGCTCGGAATTGTCTGCATTAAGCCCTGTGACGGGTGTCCGGCTTTGGCGTTGCTGTCCCATAAGTTAATGGAATTAGGGTTTCCGCCTGATTCATTCTGTGCGATCGTCATTAATCCAGGAAGCCAGCTGATCGGAGTATTGGTCGCTTTCATTGCGGCTAATAACCACTCTTTGACGCTTCCTCCCGCTGCACCCATGCCGGAAAAGGCCGCCGCAAGCGAGCCTGCCTGTTTTTCGGCGTATTTTTTCACGTCAACTGAGCTGAGCCCTTTGACGACCCCGACTGAAGCAAAGCGTCCGAGACTCATCATGACACGGGAAGGAGAGTGAATATCAAGCTCTTCCCTGAATGCGTCCTCGACTTTTTTGGCCAAATCTTTGGCCGCCTGTTTGACTTCGCTTCCCTTCGCATTCATCCCTGATACGAAGTGTCCGATCAGGCCTGACCCCCAGCCGTTCGCAGAATCTCTTGATTGCACAAACGGTTTATTGATGTGTGTGCTCACGTATTGCGCGGTTCCCGTATCTTTTGCATTCTGTCCGGCCGAAAATCCTTTAACTGTAGCGGTGCCCCACGAGGACGATTGATTGACCGCCGATTGATAAGGTGTTTTCACCTTTGTTTTTAAAAACGAATCGGTGCCCGTCTGTGACGTATTCTGACCTTTCACATAGCCCGCAACGACTTGCTTTCCGTAATCGGGCGAAGACGAAATGAGGGCGTTAAACGGCGTACCGATGTTTTTCTCTTTCCAGCCGTCCATATCCACTGCTTTATTGCTGATCCCGCTGTCAAAGCCTTCTGTAAACTGTTTGCCGAGTGATGAAGCCGTCCCGGCAAATCCGGAAGCATCCATAGACGCATAGGCTGATACAGACGCCGAAGAAGAAACACCGCCCGCTCCCGCCGGTGCAGCGGAAGACTGAGCCGAAGCCGCTCCCATATCGTCGACGACACGCATGCCAAGCTTAGACGCAGCTTGTGAAAGCAGCATTTTCCCGCGGCCGCGGTTGTTGTCAACGGGAATAACAAATTCTTTACCGGCTTCACCGATCCACGAAATGGTCGGCTTTGTAATGAAGCCGCCTGTGGCGTTTTTGTCCGGTTTTTTCTTTTTATCTCCGCCTCCTGTGACGAAGTCCATTACGCCTGAAATCAATTTGCCGCCGGTTTTATCCCAAATCTTTTTCACCCAGTCGAATGCTGCAGAAAAAGCATCTGATATGGCTGTTCCCACTTTTACAAGAGGTTCTTTTATATGTTTCTCAAACCAGCCGCTTAACCCTTTCCATATATCCTTTACCGTATCTAAAGCAGTTGTGAAAGCGTCTGATATTCCTTTTCCGACTTTTTCCACCATGTTTTTCACCGGGTTCCAGACAATATCCATGAACCAGCCGGATACCGTACTGAAAACAGATTTAATTTTATCCCAAGCTCCTGTGATCTTACTCCAAATGGACGTCGCTACTCCGACTACAGCCGATTTTACGGGCTCCCAGACAGTGCTCATAAACCAGCCGGATACTGTGCTGAAGACACCTTGAATCGTCGTCCACGCATTCACGATATTTGACCAAATGCTTGTCGCCACTCCGACTACTGCCGTTGAAACCGGCGTCCATACATTCTCCATAAACCAGGATGACACCGTGCCGAAAATCCCTTGAATCGTCGTCCACGCATTCACGATATTTGACCAAATGCTTGTCGCCACTCCGACTACTGCCGTTGAAACCGGCGTCCATACATTTTCCATAAACCAGGATGAAACGCTTCCCCAAGTATCTTGTATTGTTGTCCAAGCACTTTGTGCCGCTTCGGAAATATCATTCCACGTGTCTTTCAGAGCCCCTGAATCAAAGGCCTCTCCTAAGCTGGAACCGCCTAAACTGCCGGCGATGCCGCCTACCGCGCCGCCAATTAATGTGCCCACTCCGGGAACAACGCTGCCTATTGCCGCGCCGGCCGCTGCGCCGGCAAGACCGCCTCCCGCCGAGCCGACTTTTTCTCCTGCATTATCTTTATTGATGCCGGCCAAATCAGTAAGTGACAACAATTCACCTATGCCTGGAATTCCTTTAGCGGCACCTTTTAACCCTTTCATACCGCCTTTCAGCGCCTTTGAACCTCCCAAGTCTTTCAAAAATGCGCCGATTCCTTTACCTGCCCCTTTTGTTTTCGGCGTATTTACAGATGCCTGTTTGCTTTCCTTTACAGAGGAGCCTTTTTTCGAAGATTTATTCCGCCCTTCGACTTTACTGCTTTTGCCCATTGTCACTCCGGTACAGCAGCAGCATCCCCCAAAAGCCCCGCCGGTTTTTTTGGCTGACTTTCCTGAAGATTTTGGCGCTGTTGCCGTGCGCTGTGAACCCTTTGTCAGATCAGGACGCTTCGGGCCGTTGGCGCCGCCGGCAGAAAGGCCGCCCTTACTCTTTTCTTTTTTCGTGCCGCCGCCTAATAATCCGCCGATATTGAGTTTGCCTAATTTTTCGGCGATGCCTGCGAATATTTTTTCTATTAATTCCCCGGCTTTTTCGATGATTTTGTCCGGGCTGAATTTCTCAAATTTTTTTGCAATCTTACCGACAATTTTATCAACAAATGCCTCAGCTTTTTCGATGATCGCATCAGGACTGAACTTGCCGAACTTTTTATCAATGCCTCCGAACAGTGAGGATGTAAACTGCTCCACTTTTTCCAGAATCTTATCCGGATTGAGAAAATCGAATTTCTCAGAAATTCGGTCGATCGTGTCATTTACAAATTGTTCGGCGCGGTCGATTAGCTTATCAGGACTGAATTTACCGACAACGTCGTCGACTTTCTTCATAAACGAATCAGTGAATTTATCCAGCTCTTTCAATATGGCTTCCGGACTGAATTTGCTGACAACATCATCTATCTTTTTCATAAATGAATCAGTGAATTTATCCAGTTCTTTCAATATGGCTTCCGGACTGAATTTACTCACGATTCCGTCTACCTTTTTCATAAACGAATCAGCGAATTTGTCCAGCTCCGCTAAAATCGTTTCCGGGCTGAATTTGCTTGCGATTTCGTCCACTTTTCCCATGAATGACGTCGTGAACTTGTCCAGCTCTGTTAAAATCGTTTCCGGACTGAATTTGCTTGCAATTTCGTCTGCCTTTTTCATAAAGTTTGCGGCGAATTTGTCCAGTTCCGCGATAATCGTTTCCGGATAGAACTTGGATGCGATGTCATTGACTTTTTTCATGAAGGTGTCTGCAACGGAATCAAGCATTGAAAAATCGGTTTTCGGCGAAGCAGGAGCAGCAGATGCAGAAGCTTTTCCGAATTCCGGCATATTCTTTTGCATTGCAGCCAGCTGTGCTGTCACCTTTTCGTTTAACGATAATTGAATGACATTGTTTTTTCCCGTCAGCGAATCAATACCCGCTGAAATTCGGCCGACTGTTTTCATGACATGATCTATGACGCGTATAGTGACGGAATACCCGTTTTTTAACGCAGATTGCATGTAGCGTTTGATGCGTTCCATGGCAGGGGTCACTTCGTCTGACGCATACAGTGAAACGGTAAATCCTTTGAAACCCGCAGCCAGATTCCGCAATCTCTCAAATGCCGCTGTCGCGCTGTCTTTTGCTCCTATTTTAATGGTTAAAGACGCAGGCAGACCCGCTGATTGGGCTTGCACCTTTTGAATGACGGCACTGGCTCCGTCTTCAGCTGAAATAGAGATCGTTTGTGCGCCCAGCTTTCTTTTCATAGAGCGCTGAATGCGGTCAATTGTTCTTAAAACAGATTTACTCTCTTTGCGTATATCAATTTCACTTTGGCGTTTTGTCATTTTTCTGTATTTCTCAAGCGCTCTGAAGCCATTTTGGATTTTCCTAATTTTCTTTGAAACCCGATCTTCCAATTCAAAACGGGCGGTCAGCTTTGCCATGATGTCGCTCCCCCTTTCTTCGCTTGTTTTTCAAGAATGTCCAGCTTGTAACCGATTAAACCGTACAGCAGCGCCTTAAAATGCCTCGGTGCTTCATATAACTCTTTCAGTTCTGATGGAGAATAATGAAGCTCGTGCATCGCGTAATAAAGATACACGGCTTCCTTATTCCCATCTTTTATCAGTTTTTTGCTTCTTGCTCCAGATCTTCTAATTCATCTTCAAAACCATTGATCTCAATCGCTTTATTCAGCCAATTTGCATATTCGCCGCCGACGGAAAGAACGCGTTTTGCGACTTCGACCGGATCTGCCGTTTTGTAGGCATCACGGAGCTCCTTAGACCGGAAATCAGGGTAAATCGTAGATTCAACTGCGATCCGCGCATAAAAACGCTGGCTGTCTAAGTCTTTTACGCGGCCTCTGCCTTTTACATTTTTATAAGTCGTGCTTTCCTTTTCCAGTTCATCAATGCGTTCCGTCGTAATGGCTTTAAAAATAAAAGGCACGATGTTTCCTTTTTTATCGACAAAACGCTTTGAAAGCGGAACGCGGATCTCCTCAGCCTCGACTGTTTTACCCGGCATAAAGAATGACAGATCATATACTTGTTCGTTTTTTTCGCTCATGATGAAAACTCCCTTACTCTTTTTTTATAAAAAACAGGCCTGTACAAGGCCTGTTTCATTCATACTGATTTTGATTAAAACGTTTCAGAAAGCTTTTCCGGCACATCGAAATCTTCAAAGGTAAACGGCACTTCTTCTTCAAGCGCCTCTGAGTCTACGTCCAGTCCGGCGATTTTTGCAGAATCAAAGTTGACGTCATACAGGGTGACGCGTTCTGTTCCGCGGCCTGATGATTTGTCGTCAAGAACGGCTTGCAGCGTAAAATACGGGTCGCTGCCTTTTTTCACGTAATCCATCATAAGCACGGCGAATTTGGATGTGACTTTATAGAACGTCGCCGTGCCCGTTCCGTTGGCGCCAGTCGTTTTATGCCCCGTCATGCGGCGCCCCATGATGTTTACTTCTGATTTGTTTTTTTCTACGTTTGCTTCAAAGGTTTTAATATGCGCCATCTCTTCTCCATCGAGAAATAAACGGCCTTCTTTTCCTGAAATTGTGTTTTGCGCTTTTAATGCCATCTTAGTTTACCTCCACATTAAAGTAGAATTTTTCTGCTGCATCCACAGGCTGCACGGCGAGATCAATTAAAAAGCCGTCGCGGTCTTCATTAAGGCCGATTGTAATGTCTTTGTCTGAATCAAAGTTAGCGATGCCGCCCGCATCCTGAAGCGTTGTCAAATATTGAATAATCATCGTTTTGACGAATTGAAGGCCGTCGTTTGTCGCAGGAAGATCGCTTCCGGTGCCTTTTTTCGATTTAATTAAAGCTTTCAGTTCACGTGTCAAATCGTTATTCACCGCATCAAGCACACGGACGATTTTGTTTTTCGCGAACTTTTTGTTTTTCTCTGCCGTAAATGTCACCAATGAGTTGATATCTTTTTCTACGCTGACTGACTTATCACGGGCGTCATAAGAGAAAAGGAATTCACCTTTGGAAAGGCGTTCGATCACTTCATCATGAGTCAGGCGATGCAGCACATCGACCGCGCCTTCGTATTCAACAAATGTTAAGGACTGATTAAATGCGGCGCCGGCACTTGCGCCTGCCACCCACGCGGTCGCATCTTCAGCTTTAATTTCGGTTCCGTCTTCAAGCAGGACGCCCTCAGTCACATTGATGATACCTTCGTAATCTCCGTTGTAATGGGCAGTCACCCCTTGCACTTTCTGTCCCTGCGCATCGCGAAGGCGTTTAATGAATGCGGCAAATGTCGCTTTCAGCTGATCGTTATCCGCGACAGGAAGAGCGATGACATCGAAATTCTCTGTTTCAGCCGCAGCTAAAAAATCCGTATAGTCTGAGTTGACCGGCGCTTTATCAGTTCCTCCCGCAAGACGGATGCCTGCCTGAGGATTTAACGTTTCTCCGGACTCTTCGTCAGTGCCTGTCAGCGGGATGGAAGCCGACAGCTCGCCCGTTCCCGTGAATGTGACATAGCCGTTCGCTTTTAACTCCTCGGCCTTTTTCACCGTTTGTTTGTCAACTTCCGCTTCATCCATGTATGTGGTCACATCGAAAGCAGTCTGGTCAAGGACGTTCTCACTGATGCGGATGATGATGTCATTTCCTTTTGAACCGCCGTACAAAGCGGTTGCTTTTACACCTTGCGAAAGATCGGCGCTCGCTCTGATTCCCTCTGTCAGACGGTACATCAAAACGGTTTTTGCTTTCTTTTTCGCCTCGCGCAGCAGAATCAGTGACGGATCTTCAATGCTGAGCCCTACTTTTTTATTCAAATCTTCAATGCTTGAAATAGAGACGAATGTTTTCGCTTCCCCCCAATTAGATGCGACGGGAAGGGCGACAATCCCCCGTTCACCGATTGTGACCCGCTCCTGGGCAGTTGTCTTAAAGTTAAAATAGATCCCGGCACGTTCTTTTTCTTTTCCTTGCGTAAATGTTCCGCCGTTCATTATTGCATGACCTCCTTGGTTAAAAATGCTTGAATGTAAGTCTTGGCTTGCGCTTTTGTCATTTGTTTCTGCTTCACGCCGAATAAAGCCCCCTGGAGAATCTCAGGTTTTACGCCGAAAAGCTCCTTTGCGTGCTTTGTTAAGTCCGCCGTGTCAAAAAGAATCGCTCGTTCTGCCGTTGCGGCATTTTTCTTTTTATGTTCTTTCACTTTTGTTTCACCCCGCTGTTAATGTCCACATCCCGCAGTGCGGGAGATGTTTGTTTCTGATAGTAGTAGCGGCTCGTCCAGCGGATGGTGATCACTGCCTCGCCTTTGTCTCCGACTCTTGTTTCGATACGGCTGATGCGGACGAAATCACCCGTATCCTCTCCTGATTCCGTAAGCAGCGGAATGATCTGTCTTGATTCTCTCACTGCATCAGCGATCCGGTCGGCTACAGAGAGCGCCTGCACCGAGTCTGCATGAAACAGCTTCACATTCAGACTGTATGTCTTCTTAAAGGTAGAGACTGTGTCATTCTCGTCAAAAACATACGGGGGCGGGATGTAAAGGGACGGCACCTGAAATTGTTCAGGCAGTTCATTTTCATATACGGGCACGCCGCACTGCTGATACAAAAAAGCGGCGATTGAACCGGTCTCGCGATTCATCCGTTATCTCCCCCTAACGTGTTAAGCCACTGATTGAAGCGCTTGTCCAGCGAACCGGCGAAGATGGTTTCATACATAAGAAGGGCTTTGTCCCAAAACCCATTCCCGCTGCTCCACTGTTTTTTGAGCGCCATTCCGGTTGAAGCTGACGGATCATAGATGAACCGGGAGCCTTGAAAATACCCGGGCACCCATCTGATATTTTCATCTGAGACGGTCCAATGTCCGTCATTTATGAATGAGGCATACTCTACATTGGTGCCGATTTCAAGGGTCAGTCCCCCGTTTTCAATGATCCATACATGATCCTGCGCTCCTTTTCGGAAGGAAGACAGCAGGTTTTCTGTATCAATCCCTCCCGAATGCATAAGCTCCTCCCGTACCAGGTCGAGAAAATCCTCCCCTGATTGTTCCAGCCATCGGCCAGCCTGACGGGCAAATTCTCCGGATGATGCCTTTTGCAGCGACCGATTCCATTTTTCCAGGCTCTTTATGCTCATAGTCTGTCATCTCTCACAGCGATGGCCTCCCAATGGTGCTGTCTTGCTTTCTTCGGCATTTCCAGAATATACGCCTGTCCTTCCCAAATGATTTTGTCATTAACACGCACTGCAGCCTCTTTCGGAAAATGAACGAGAAACCGCTGATATACTTTATGATCAGGCGCAAGCTGAATAAGCCGCTGCTGTTTTTCAACAAACAGGCACGGCACGTCTTCAGCGTCGGGAACGTCCGGATAAGTAAAAACAGGCTGGAGCTTTTCAGCGGGAATGCCGAAGCGCCCGGCCTTCGGAACTGACACCGTCTCATGATAAATATCGCATCTGTCAGTGAGCAGCCGTTCATAGCTCATAACGGTCTCACCTTAGCGCTTATAGAAACCGGGGAATAGCCCGGCGCGATATATTCACAGAGCAGATGGTATACCGCCGGTTTTCGGATTCCGCCTTCACCCGACACTGTATAGGAATAGTCGCCTATCTTTTCAGATTGATAGGCGGAAGCGGCGGCTTCATTCTGATTGATCAGCGCAAAATATTGAGAAAGCTTTAATAACGCAAGCTTAACCTTCTCGGGAAGCGGTGAGTAAACAGGATCAGTGAACGAGTGCCCCGCCATTCTGGCCGCTTCCGCTTCCGCCTCCAGAATGTCCTGTATAAGCAGCGGCTCCGGCCTGTTTTTGACTTCATCATAAACTGAATATGAGACAACGTCAGACGGCTGAATTAACATAACTGCCACCCCCGGCTTATTCTTTAACGTTTACGATTTTGGCGCTTGCATCTTCTTCTTCAAATTTGCTGTCAAGTTTAGCCGTCAGTACGATAATAAATTTTCGGCTGCGGATATCTTTATCTACTTCAATTCGGATATTCCGTGAAAAACCGAGAATGATATTTTTCGGATGAGTCAAAATGATGTCAGACGCATCGTACTGGGAATCACCTTCTCCGACTGAGTACGGCTGCAGGTTGGAAACCCCCTTGACCGGAACACCGAATGCTGAGGATAAACCGCCCTGCACCGCAAGATCCCCCAGATTGGTCTGACGGTCAGCCACACGGTCTTTCCATTCAATCTCCATGCCTTGAGACGTGTAGAATCTGAATTCCTGAGGCAGGCGTAAATATTTTGCCGGAATGGCTTTTAAACCTTTTTTAAATGTAGCTCTGGACAGTTCTTCCCCATTTCCGTCGATGACGTGAGACACAGTCTGTTTACGGATTCCGTCAAGCTGTGCCAAATACGGATCAGAAGAAGATGTATCGCCGTTTACGACAAGCTCTTCAATATCAACTGCCGCCCGCTCCGCTAAAATCTGCATGATTGTCTGCTGCAGACCGTCTTTTTCAATGTTGTTTTCAAGCGTGTCATAGGTGATGTTAATTTCCGCAATGACTTCTTTCGTATTCAGCTGCACCGTACTTGTTGCCGGGACGGTCAGCTGATCGTCCGTTAAGGCTTTACCTTCCTCAGCAGCACGCAGAATACGCTGGCCGAAACCGATTTTTTCAAATTTCTGCGAGTCGTTTTCCATTTGAATCACACGTGATTCGCTGAAAATGGTCGGCGTGTTCTGCACCATGCGGATAAATGCTGAAGCTTGTGCGGGATTCATTAAACCGCCGCTTTTTAAAGCGGAAAGTGACATTTCCGCCTTTCTGATGATATCTTGATTTCTCACTAACAGTTCCTCCTTCTGACTGGGCTTAAAGCAGTCCGCTCCAAATGGATTTTTTAACAGGTTCTTGGCCGCCCGTCTCTTCTTCCGGCTGCTTTGAAGCGCCTCTTGCTTTTTCAAGCGCTTCGATGCGTTTAATAATCGGCGCTAGCATGTCCTCGACAAGCGTTTTCAGTTTTTCTTCATCAGACTGTGCAGGCGCCCCGTCTTTGTCTTCCGTATTTTGCTCCATACTGTCAAGCCGCTTTAAGAGCGGGTGCAGCGCGTGTTCAATCGATTCTCTTAAATCATCTTTTCTCATCTTGTTCAAGTCCTCTCCCTTGCGGTATCTTGATTTGCGGTCACGGTCGAGAAATTGCTTGACCGCGCCGATTAAGCCGGCTTGCTTTTCCGCCGGCTCCTCGTAAACATCAGCGGTTCCCGCCATGCTGTAGCCTGTAATGACACCTGCTTTAATCTGATCCCATACTTCATCGGAGGCTTTGGTGACAAGCACCCAAGATCCTTTCCGGATCACAGCATTCCCGATTTCAAAGTCATCCGGGGCGACGTACGACTCCACCACCTCGCCGGTTCCGCCTTCAAAATTATGATTTGTATCAATGTTGCGGGCGTCCGCCAAAAAACCGTGAGCGGCCTTTTCAATCTCTTCGGCCGTCATATAATCGCCATGGGCATCCGGGACATCCGGCTCGTAAACGATGCCGTAGACAAGCTTCTGCTCATCGGGTTCGCTTTTTGTAAACACCTGCACCTTTTTTTCAAATGACGGAAGGCCGGCTGCTTTTGTGAAAAAAAATTCCGTTTGGTTCGCCGCTTTATCGACATAGCTCACAAAACTGATGACGGCATTTCTTAATTCTCTCGGCACGAGATGTTTTCACCCCCTTTCAGGATTGCTCTTTTTTCCCTTTCAGCACCGGCCGGCTGTAGTACTCTTCCGGCCATTCCTCAAGCGTTTTGCCGAGCACTCTTCCGGCCAGATCACGGAGGTCATTAGGAGAAACGGCGCCGGCGGAGATAAATGGCGTAAGCACCTTCGCAATTTCAAGCGGATCGCGAAAATCAGGCCCTTTTAATGTGAGCTGTACATCGTGAAGCCCCAGTTCAGGCAAAAATAGCGTATTGAGCTTATTAATCAGCGTTTTCCGCTCCGGCTGAAACACCTGCTCCTCCGTGATTTTGCGTGCCGTATCGGCTGTGGCTTTGTTGTATTCCTGCGCCTCGCCCGTATAAAGCGGCGGGAGACGAAACGCGGAGCGGAGTTTATTTCTGCTTTTGTCGTCATATTCAAGAAACAGCGCATCCTCCTGCAGAATTTCCGCAAGTGATTTAATTTCCACAGACACAGGCGTAATGTCTTCGCCTCCGTGAAGGTCTTTTTCCTTCGCAATGCCTTCCGCCTCAATCAGCAGAAATTTGTGGGCGTTTTCCACCCCTTCAAGGTCATTCATATAATCGTGTAGCTCTTTGTACGACGCTTCTGACAGCATGCCGTTTTCAACCGTAATGGCGGCCGGCACGTGACGGCCCTGTTTGAAATACATAAAATTCAGTTCTTCCGCTTTCCGGGCGCCGTACAGATTGACGATATTGCCGACCCAGCGCGGAATACCGTACGTTCCGCTTCCGATTTTCAAGTGAACGGCTTCATTTGCCCTGAACTTTTCAGGCAGGGTTTTTACGTATTCGCCGGTTCTCATGTCCATCATGCGGGGATCGCCGTATTCCTTGAAAAACACTTTCCGTCCGTTCAGCATCTGAACATATTTACGGAACCGTTTTTGCCTTTTAATCGTTTTGGATGCGCCGTTTTCTTCATAGGAAAACGTGACCTCAACAGGATCAGTCACACCGCATACCCGCATATGCTTTACATCCAGATATTCAATCCCCGCCGGTTTTCCCAGCCCGTCCCGGAGCACCTCGAGAAAACCGTTGCCTGTTTTTTCACGGTCTTCTATCGCATATCCGAGGATCGTCTCAGCCGATTCATCAAAATGAAGACATTTGTAAAAGCTCTCCAGCTTCATCCAGTTTTTTTCGGCCCGCGCCTTTTTGCCCGGAGAGCAATCTGAACTATTTACGTCAAAGGTATATTCCACATCGAATCCAAAACCCGTAATATTGACCCGGTATGCGTCAATGCATTGCTGAAGAATGGTCGAATATTCAGCGATCGTTTTCAGCTCGATCAGATTATAGGGCGGTGAAATGATATCTTCTCCGTACAGATCGGCAAATTGATCTTCGTGCATCTGCCTTGCCTGCGGCGCGGCCATTTTTGATTTAATGACGGTGGCTCTAACGTTTTGATTGTTGGGCAACGTTTACCTCCTCCTTTCCCGATTCGGACGCATCCGTTTTTGCGATGACTCTTTCAGATCCGCCGCGTCATAATCATCCAGCGCGTACCAAATGGCTGAAAGTGTGTGGGGATCAATTGAAAACTCATCTTCCGACAGAGCGCCGTTTTTGTTTTTCGCATATGTTAAGTTCTGCAATTCGCGGATCGTATTTTCACAGCTGTCTGAGCAATAGATGTGTCTGAACCGTTTCAGCTTTTTCGTATACTGGAGCCTTGAGCCGGGAAATTTTTTGGCCGCGACCATGCAAAAGCCCTGCCTGCGGAAATATTGGATGCTTTTCGGCTCGGCCGAATCCGCTTTGATCAGCTCTTTTTGATCCGCCAATTCCTGAAGCTCTTCAGCTGTCTGGTCATCGGTCATTTTGTTTTTGTAATACTCCCAGAAAATATAAAGCTCTTTTTGATCGGGATCGACGGCAAGCCGGATGACCGCATTGTATGACTCTTCAAAACCGAAATCCATGCCCGTCCGAAACAGAGGGCGCCTGATGGCGGCAATCCTCTCTGTTACTTCGTTGTGCTCCAGGACCTGAAATTGCGGAAATACACGGATGCCGTTCACGCCGAACTGTCCTTTGCGGGCGATCCGGTACAAATCGGGATCGTATTGCCGTAAGCTGTCCAGCTGCTTAATATAGCTTTTCGGCAAAAACAGATTGTCGCACGCTGTGGAATGATGGTAATACGTATCTCCCTTAACGACGGTGCCTTTTTCATACAGCATCTGATCATCCAAAACGAACCGTTTTTTTTGCTCATCACGAAAAAAATGCCGGTACGTCCAATTGGAAGTGCCGACGGGATTTGTGGTGCATATCATATGAAGCGAAAGCTCGGGATGGCGCAGACGGCCGATCAGCTCCTTAAAGCCTTCATATTTCACTTCTGAGCATTCTTCAATCCAAATCAGAGAAATATGATGAATGGATTTCAATTTGGCCGGGTTGTCCATCCCCTTAAACATAATCCGGCTTCCGTTTGAAAATCTCAGCTGCATCGGTGAAGACACGGCCTTTACGGCATGTCCCAGCTTAAGCTCTTCGATAATGTCCTCAAACAAGGCAAAGGTAGAATCTCTGTGCGTATCGAAAACTTCCCGCACCACAAGCGCCGTCCGCTTTTCACGAAGCAGCTTCAAGATGATTTTCAGCGCGGTATGATAGCTTTTTGACGACCCATAGCCTCCGACGAGAAATTGGTACGTTTCATTCCAATTGAATAAATAATCTTCAAAGCGCGGGTTGACCGCTTTTTCAATCATGGCCGTTCCTCTTTCCGCGTAATGACAATGTCAATCGGCTTTTGGCTGTCTTCTGATTTTTCCAGCTTCTGCTGCGCCAGCTTTAATTTTTCATTTTCAATTTTTTGTTTAAATTGATCGGGGAAAAGGTCAAAGTACAACGACAGCTTTTCAAGAGCCTTCATTTTGTCGGCAAGTTTGATTGCAATGCCTTCTTTCCCGAGTTTTGCCTCCGTAACGATCGTTCCGTCCAGCAGATTCGAATCTTTAACGTCAACGTAGCTGATCTCCTGCATAATCGGATTATCATTTTCGTCAAAGAGCGGCCCTGATTTTCCGAAGGCCTGAACCTCTTTTTTTCCGAAGGTTACATAATCGGTAATGTCGGCAAAAGCGATTTTCACATAGACTTGAAGAACGTCCATCGCTTCGACAAACACTTTATTGACCATTTCCTTTTTCATGCGGCTGATTTCTTTGGCGACTTTTTCGTTTTTTAACAGCCTGCTTCCCGTGACATGCGCGCTTTCCGGTGAATACCCGGCTTTTATCGCAGATTGGGTGGCGTTAAAGCTTTTCACATAATAAAGACAAAACAGCCGCTGCCGTTCGTTTAACTCATCACTTTCGGCCGGGGCGATTTTTCCGCCGCTTTCCGCGTTCTTATCGAGCGCCTCGTCCCAGCGCCCTTCTTTTTTCCATCTGCCGATCGTTCTTGCGGATACGCCTGATTTTCCGGCAAGGGCGCGATTTGTGATGCGGCCTTTATGAGACTGATAGATTGTAAATGCCTGTTCTCTTTTTGCGTTTTTCAT